CTGTTAAATATTTTCCATAAATAATAGGAACTTCGGTAGTTGTACTAGTTCTAGGGAAAGAGTTCATACCTAAATCACTCAATCCAATTGTGTCTTTTTCCTTATCTACATAAGGCTTAATAATCATTGTTGCCATTTTTCTTAATTTATTTTTCTTACAAAAATAGTGGAGGGCTTTCTTCTACCCTCCACTTTATTTAATTTAAAATTTCTTATTTACCTGTTTTTGGGTTAATTAACTCAAACATTAAGGATTTAGTTGGGTCTACTAACCACATATTAGCATGTCTCATTGACATTGTTCCTTTTACTCCTGAGAAATTACCACTTGAGATAAATGTAGCATTTTGATCATTCCAGTCAATATTACCAATTAATTTTTGGTATCTTAACTTATCATCATATGCCCATTTAACCAATTTGATATTATCTGCTTCAATATCATTTAAGTCATAGATAATACCTGTGAAAGATGATAATCTATAATGTCTATCAATGATAGGGTTAGAGATATTGTTAGCAAACACTGGATCTAATGCAGGTTCGTGAACAATAGTAATTTTGATTTTAGGGAATGCTTTCAAGAAGAAAGAGTTGAATCTCATTGTATAATTCAAGTTTTGTCTATCACCTTGTAAAAATCTTTCAGATTCTCCAACTTGAACAACTACTCCTGAGTTACCAAATTCTTTTTTAATTTCCTTTTGAATAAATTCATATAAACCAGCACCTGTTTTGAATATGTACTCACCTTCAGCTTGAAAATCTACTCTGTGTTTAAAATGTAACTCAATTCTTGCTCTTAAATAATCAAGAGACATTGTAGATAAGTTATATTTTTGAACAGTACCATATGTTTTATGTTGCCAGTACAAACCTGGTGAAGTTTGCATAGTATCATATTGAATAGAAGTAGTTCCACCTGTACCCCACATTAAGTTCATAGTCCACTCATACATTAATTGATCCATAGTAGCACGTTCAATTTCCATGAACCAGTTTTTACCTACGATATCTTTTTTAGCAGCAGATTTATCCCCTTTATAAACTTCATTTACAATTTTAGAAATATTAGTAGATGGTTCACCTAACATGTATTTATAAGCATCAGATCCTGGTGCAAATTTGTAAAGTTCCCATACTCTATAGTCTTGTCCAAGATCTTTTGATTTACCTTGTTGAAGCATGATTAAAGATTTTTTATCTATAGAGAAACCTTTTGCAATTTCTGTATTTGACAATCTATAATGCCACTGTCTTTCACCTACTTCTGATTGGAAAGTAGAAGCTACTGTGTCATTATTATCTCCTCTACGAGAAGTAATTTTGTAGTATTGAGTTCCAGGAGTTAAATACTCTTTAGATAAATAAGCATTTTTAGCAGCTACTCCATCTATTTTCAAAATATGTACCCATCTATCTCCATCTTTGTATGGTTCTTGAGTTACAATTAATTGAAATTGATTGTGAATATGATCATAAGTAATTACATTTGTAACAGAAAAAGGTCTGTTAAATGCAACCTTAAATTCTTGACCATCAATACCTGGTTTTTCAGTTTCAGATAAATCTTCTACAATCATTGGATTTTCCATTGCAATAGCTGTAGACCAAGTAAAACCTTTATCAGATTCTACAGATACAGTTGTTTTTGCAATTTGGTCAAAATTGTAAAGAGGTTGGACATTTCTAAAAATTTGTGTCCATGTTTTTACTAATCCCAAATCATCCATTGGGACTTCCTTTCTAATACCAGCAGCAAATAAATTGCTCTCAGTAATGTGCGTGTTTGGAGAGTAGTACTGCTTGTCTTGTACAAGGACTCCCTGTTGTAATAAATTTGGTGTTGACATAATTTTGTTTAGTTATTTAAAAGTTTAATTGTTTAACAAGAACTTTTTATTTTCTTGCCTCCAGTCATACTGGCTTTGTTTTTTGTCATTTTGGGTGCAGGTACTTTAGTTGAAACCTTTTTACCTACTGCTTTTGTCATTTTTGCCATCTTAAAAAATATTTCCTGGTTTATTAAAGTTCTGTTTCTTTTTTTCTTCTAATGGAGTAACTTTATCAGCTACTTTTAATTTCTTTATAGTTTCATTTGCTGATTTTTTATCTGCTGAAACTTTTAATTGCTCTACTAATTCATTAGGTGCTACGGCAGCTAAACTCATTAGAGCTAATATTTTATATGTTTCTTTTGGGTTTTCACTATGAATGTAACTATCTATTAATGCAGTTAATCCAAGTTTTTCTTTTTTATCTGTAGGTCTTACAGCAAAAGTTGATAATACATTAGCAACTTGTTCTTTTTTAGATTTAGATAAGTTTATTCCAAATAAATTATCTTCTTTTAAAGCTTCTGTTACAAAATAGTTATGATATTTTTTAAAATCTTCTTTTTCTTTTTGTTTTAAAATTACTGCATCCTCTTTCTCTTTTTGTTTCTTTTCCAAATCTTGCGATATTTCAGACTTAGCATCTTCAAATTCTGATTCTAATTCATCTCTATCTATAATCTTTTCAACTTGTTTAGATGCCCATTCAGCATCTTTATTTTTTTCTTTAGCCAATCTACTATAGTATAATTTTACTATTTTTTCTTTTTCTTCAGATGTAGGATTTTCTGGTAATTTTTCAAGTTCTTGATAATCAGAAAGATCTTTTACTAAATCTGAGATATTAACTCCTTTAAATTCCCCTGATAATACTTTTTGCATCGTAGGACTAAGTTGAGAAATAGCATTCTCTAGTATAGTTTCTGCTAATTTTTCACCTTGAACTTTTAAATTTTGTTGATATAAATCAACAAATTGTTCTGGAGTATAATCTACTTTACCTTCATCATCTCCTTCATACACTAAAAATTCATCATTTGACTTTATCAAAAGTTGAATTGCTTCTCCTAATGATGATGGTTCAATAGTTTCTTTTTCAATTAATGTATCTTCAGTCACTTTTTCTTCAAAAAGAGAAGGAATTTCTTTTTCTTCAGTAATTTTCTCTTCTTTATCTGAAAATAAATCTACTTTATCAGATTCTAAATCTATAGTAGGTGTTTCTGTTACAGATTCAAATAATGAACCTATGTCTGAGGAATTATCAAAAATTCCTGGATTTTCTTTTTCTGTCATGTTGGTGATTTTTCTTCTTCAATATTAATCTAATAAGTTATTTCTGTTAAACCTAATTTTTTAGTGATTAATTAACAATTTCTTAATTTTACTTTTTATTTCTTCCTTCTTTATTAAGTCTCGCTATTTTTTCATCATTGACCATATTAGCGAAATCTCTTTGTATTTCAATGTTTTTCATTCTTTCTTTAGATTGTAATTCTTGTTTTTTAATGTTAACCTTTTCTTTTTCTATATCTAATTTAGATTTTAATTCTCTTTCTTTTGATTTATGTTGCATCTCTGTATTTAGAATATCAGCATAAGATTTATTTTGTTCCATATTAAATCTTTCTACTTCTAGAATATCATTTATACCAGAATTGTCTGTATCACTTTCATTTGAGAATCCTAAAGAACGAACATCAGCTATATACATATCTTTAATTCTATCTTTTTGTTTTTCTTCTGCTTCAAACATTCTTTTTGATTCTTCCATTTGTTGTTGAGAAGCTAATTGTTTATCAAGCATTTCTTGCTCATGTTGTCTTTGCTCTTGTTGTTGTTCTTGTGCTTTTTGTAGAGATTGAGATAATTGATCTTTAATATCTCTAATATTAGAAGTTTCAATTATTACAGCTTTATCTAAAAGAGAAGCACCTGTAGTATTATCTTGAATAGCTAATTGTCTTAACTGCTCCAATGCTCTTGTAGAATCAGGAGAAGATGTTACATAAATGTTAAATCTTCTGAGAAGTAAATCTTCAGTATCTAATTCAAACATCATGTTCTCTTGGTCTGAATTTAAATATTGAACTCTTGAGATTGGTTTTTTGGATTCTACATATTTCTCAGCATCTAAAAGAAGAGTTTTAAGTTCTTCCATTAATTTAGTGTGGTTGAAAAAGTACAATTCTGTTTGAGAATAAGAGTTATTAATTGCTTGATTTACTCCTGTAGCTGTTTCTTGAGCATTTATAGTTCCCATTCTTTGAGGAGTAATCCCTATAATTTTAAGAATCTGAGCTTCACAATAATTTGCTAATTCTATACGAGATTGAAATTGTGGATTTTTTAATAAATTTACAACTGTTGGTTGTTGCATTATAGATCCTCCTTCCATATTAGAAGCTGAATTATCTACTACCCCTAATCCTGTATCTTTAGCTGTCATTATAAATTTAAGCCAATTGTATTTTCCCCAACTACCATCAAGTGATTTTTGAGGAATTAATTTTTGATCCATAATATAAAATAAACCAATTTCTGTTTTGGCAAATTTATCTATTTCATTCATAAATCCATTGTAAAGAACTTGTAAAGCTTTAGTTTTATCTATTAAAGATAATTTACCTACATTCATATTAGGCTCAAACCCATCACACCCTACTACAGGAATTTTAGGTTTAAATGGATTAATAGAATCTGTATGTTGATACTCAGTTGGTTGTACATCTATATATACCCATCCTCTTGATACATCTTTGTTTAATTCATCTTTTGAATTTTCTTTATTAAACATAGACTTTTCTAAGTAGTCATTTTCATTTACTACTGTAGAAGGAACTGAACCATAGGAAAAATTAACTTTAGTTCCTTTCCAAACTTGAGGAGCATAAAAATATTCAAGTTCTTCTCCTGCAATTAAATTTTTATCTTTATCATATTGAGGTTTAATAGTAACTTTAAAGGTATCATCCACTACTTTTTCTACTTTAACTCCTTCATATACAGCAGTTAATTTAGCTAATCTTCTTCTGGACATCCAATACCCTTCAGTAATTAATACCTTAGAAGTAGCTGATAATTCCATTCCTCCCATCATATATTTAAATGCAATCAATTTTTTCTCATTTATCATAAGAGACTGATTATCATCTGGTTGTAATCTACGTTCTGAAAAAGAAGGAGTTACCCCTAAAGGTGTATTATATTTTTCGATAAGAGCTTTATCTATCTTATCTCTATATTTAGATACTACATCATGGATAGTTGTCCAATATTGTCTAGCTACTAAATCTGCATCACTAGTATATTTGATGTGTTTAGGTTTAATAACTAAAGTGTCATATGGATTCCATAGTACTACATCAATATCATTTTCATCTATACGAATTTCTGCATAGGCTTCATCTACAATTAATTGGTGTTTGAAAAGTTCCAATTCTTTTTCTTGTAACTTATATTTATAAGTTGCCTGTTCCATAATTCTATTTGCCCATTCTTCGTAATTAGATTTATAATTACGTTGCATGAATTTTTGAATCTGAGGAAGAGACATTGCTTGTTGCATTTGTCCTTCAAATTGTTGTTGAAAATCAGGATTATCTTGAGTAATACCTTGTTGTTCAAGTGTTTGTGCAATTTTAGCTTGGGCTTTTTGTTGAATGTACTGAAGCATTAATTGTTTTTTATATTCATAAGCTTCATTGGTAGAATATTCATCAATAGCTTTAATCTTAATATGATCAAACTTTTTAAGTAATTCTCCACTCAATACATTTATAATAGTAGGGACAATTGGGTAAAAATTAAGGTCATCTGCAATTATTTCACTTTCAGCTAATAAAGAATCTTCTAATCCAGTTTCTACAATATCAAATAAACCTTTAAATTCATTATCTTCAACATCAATATAATCAGTTACATCTATGACTCCTTGAGCCATATTATAATTTTTAGACAATCTTTTTTGTTTTTCAGGAAGATGTGATTTTAGTAACTGCTCCATCCAATCAAGATTGGCTCTTTTCCATAACTCATCCTTTTCATCTGTAGGAAGAGCTTGAGCAGGTTGTCCAAAAATTCCACTATTATATATTATTGGCATTAGATAATTTTTTTAAGTTTGTGTGAGAAAATCTACTCCTCAACATTAATTTAGCATTTTTTTGGTTAAAATTTACATTTTCTTTTGTATCTTCTGGTATTATTCCTAAAACTTCACTATTTTGAGCATGTAATAAAGCTAATCCAAAACTAAATATTGAATCATAATTTCCTTTTTCATACTCTTTTTTAGGTCTATAATTTAATAATTCTCTCAATAATTGTAAATCTCTTATCCTTTCAACTCCATAATGTTGAGTAGGTTCTCCTGTATTCTCATCATATGTAACATATGTAGGTTCTTTAATATAAGAAGATATAGCTTCTATCATCTTATCTATTAATTTAGTTCCACTTAATACCCCAAAAGGTCTATTAATATGAGAAATACCTTGAGGAGTCATATCTCTAGCCCATTGAGGATTTCTAGCTAATCTAAATTGTTCTTTAGCTTTAATTGCTTCTTCAATAAACCAAGTAACGTTATTTTCTACAAGAGCTTCAGCATTATACCACTCTAATAATAACATAGCTTTTTTGTAAAAATCCATTTTATCCGATGTTCTTGACATAAATTTAGCTACTATTCTATCTTCAGTGTATTCATCTGATAAATTATGTGATCCTTTATATATATGAATAGAATTTAAAGAAGGAGAAGTATTTGAAGTAGCACTTGCTACAATATCTATTCCTGCCCAATATACTCCATATGTTTGTCTATTTGGTGGAGGAAATTCCCACACCTGCATTACTCCATCCTTATCTTTTCTTTTTGGATCAATAGGATGTTCAAGAATAGGTTTGTGGTCATATTTGGATAATAATTTATGTTTGACTACTTTATCTTGAGTTCTATATAAATCTATAAATGTTCCATGATCTTCATTTTTTTCTACCTTCGCTATTTGAGGATTAATTAAATCTGTTGGAAATACATTATCCCCTCTATATTGAAAACATTCAGCTAAAGTTAAAGGAGCTTGAGAAATAGAAAACTTATCTGCTTCTTTAGCATTTTCTCCGATTAAACCTTCCCTTTTTTTTCTAATATAAGCCTCTGCTCTCTCTACAAATGAATTACCATGTTCATCAATAAATGGTTGTCCATAAAATTCTGATGTAGGATCATCATCAACTCCAAAATAAGCCCAAGATTCTGGAACAAAAAATCCACATTTTTTACCTGAAAACTCATTGTCTTTATCCCAAATATTATCTACAGCATAAAATCCATTCTTTTCAGGATATTGAACATAATCTTTTAACCCTCCTTCTAAATGTTTTAACTCTCCTACTGCACCTGAGAATATTATAGTACCTGTCTTAACATTGCCATAATACATCATAGAATCAATATACCCTTTGAATTTAGATAAAACAGGATTAACCCCTGCTTCATCTCCTAAAATCCATTTTGCCCCTCCTCCTACACCTTTTGATGGAGATTTAGATAATATTAAACCTTTTAAAGAATTTTTTCTACCTACAGTAATATTTCTTCCACTTTCAGAAATAACTTGTTTAGCTGTCCTCCAATTCAAAGGCTTAGATGGTGTGAACTCCCTATACCAAGCAGTGTGTGTATTTAAATGTTCTCTATAAGGTTCAATAACCTCAGTCCATGTTTTTAAAACTTGAGCTTCCTCGAATGTTGCTAAATAATTTGGTGAACCTCTTGAAAAAAATAATTCCCTAATTAATGGTACACAAAATTTAAGAGTAAAACCACTTTGTCTTTTTTTAATTACTGCAAAATCTAATTTCAATAAAACAGCATGTTCTAGACACAAAAATGTATGATAATCCATATCATACACATCAGGGAATTCATAAGTGTTATCTTGTTTTCTATATATACGAATATAGTTTAAATAGAAATAATACAATCCTGGAATATAGAATCCATCTATCCATAACCCATTCATTATTCTTCTTTCTTCTTCATCCCAAAATTCATTCCAATCATGAGTATCTTCTACTAAATCAGTATAGTATTCATTTTCTTGAAAGTAAATTGCTCTTTCTCTCCATTTGTGAGTATCTCTTAGCTTATACTCACCTACCTTTTTAATTTGGTCTTTATATTCTTGATCCGTACTTAACATTAAAGCTCTCCTCTTCCTGTTTTTCTATTTGCTTTAGCTCTCATTTTCCCCCTTTCTGCTTCTACATTTTTTTCTAATTCATCAAATTCAGCTTTGATTTTAAAACACTTTTCAGCTATTTTTAATCTTTCAGATAAATTACCATCTCTCCCTTCTGTTAAAACTGAAGTATCTAAGTAATCCATAATGTCTTCAAGGTTCTTTTTATTTCTATTAAAATATTTTACAGAAGTACTTTCATACATTCCTCTCATAGCTTCTATGGCTAATAATACATCTGGATTATCTGGAAAAACTACAAAGGATTTTTTTAAAATATCCTCTTTTTCATCATCAGAATAATCTGCATAAGGATTAATAGATTTAAAAGGACAGGCATAATAAAAAGCATAAGCTAACATATCTGTAGCTCTCTTTTCATATTTATCTATTATCTGTTTAAATTCAGGTATTAGATGACAATGAAGACTTGGTTTTACTTTACCATTTTCTACTGTAAATAAATCTGTAATCATTTGAGTTTTCTTATTAGTTTCTGTACATTTTTGTACATTTTTTCTTCCTGTCTCTTTTTACAATCTTCTATTTCATCG